ATATATTTGTGCCAAGCCCAACCGGCAAACCTAAATACTCATGATTATATGCCCGCTCATTGGTGGCTTTAAGATGTTCAGCACGCTCAATAAACATTTCTCCCAGCCATTCAATCGACACAGAACGGTAATCGCTTTTATGCCTATACGCGCTATCGTCTGGAGTATTCACATACTGATTAGCCCAGTTGCTTTGACTGATAGGCGGGTTGAAGGATTTAAATACAACAAACTTGCTGCCACCACGCAATACTGACTGCTCAACAGTTCGTATTTCTTCCGGTCCTGCAAATTCGTCCAGTTCCTCGAACCATAGATATTTAAAGTATCCTTTACTGGCTTTTATAGATTTTGTTTTCTTTGCCTTGTCAAGTCCACGGAATATTATTTTTTGTCCTGTCGGCTTATAAACAAATCGGTATGGACTTGTACGGGATTCCCATAAGTCTGTTACACCCAATGCATCTATGGCCCACTGTATCTGCTCAAAGACTGATTCTCCAATGGTTACGGCATATTTACGGAATATAACAGCATTGGCCTCTGGGTCGTCCATCATACCTAGCACAATCTCCGCTGATATAAAAGAGGACTTCGCGGAACCTCGCCCGCCGTACAGGTCGTAATATGAATGATTACCGTCCAGAATATCCCAGTGAACGTCATAGAAGGATGGTGCGATTACGTCAGTCAGTTTAACAATTTCACCCACACTCTTTGTTCTACCTTTCTTCCTTTGGTATATCATTCAAAATAGTAATACCCTCTGTGTTATCTCCCCTTTTAGTGTTATCCATAAACTTATCAACCACAATTCCCATAGCTGTTGCAATTTGTGAAATAGTAGCGTTTTCTAATTTCTTTGGGTCTGCTAACTTCTTTAAATATTCATCAATGATTCCCTGCGCCTGTTCTTTTCGGGAATCCATATAAGCTAACATGTCCGCTGTGTTCTGTTCCTTTTTTTGTTTGCATTTTTGTGCAATATCTGCATTTTGTGTGCATATTTTTTTGACTGTGTTCAGCGCCACTCCAAATCTCTTTGCTGTAGCATTGTAGCTTCCAGTCTCTACATAATCAGCAATAATATCTTTTTTCTGCTTATCCGTCAGTCTGGAAGCCACAATCACCACCCCTTATTCTTTGTGCTTCACACGGTATAATAGTCCTATACTAATTTTACCATGTTCGGGTCGGTCAAACCGTCCCCACATTTAAGCGTATCCATTGTTTCTACTTAATTCCACCCTTTGCCTTATCGTTATTGTGAATACTTGACTGTACCAAATATCTGTGCTTTATGCGCTTCTGCCCTAAGACAACTTTTTGTTTCGTGACAGTACAGCCTGCATTCATCTTCATAACAATCAGCAAATGTATCAAAGGTTTTTTCTGTTTCAACCGTTTTGATTAAATTTGTTTCTTTACGATATGGGCATTTCATTTTTTTATTTCCTCCATTTTCTCCGCAATGTTTTCAAGCATTACCATATCTTCACCGGTTAATTTATTACTGGCTTCTATAACCAACCTTAAGGCATATAAAAACTCTGTTACCCGTATAGTGCTATTAGTATTAATCATCCTTTCCACCTCCCAAACAATGTCATTAACCGCCTATATTCATCCAGCGTTTTTCTTTGATATCCGTAAAAATCATCCCGCTTAATTGGTATATTCTTTCGCTTGCTCAGCTTGTCATATCCGATATTACTAACAAGGCTTTCGTATATCTCCACCTCCAGGCCAGGAGCGGATGATATGGCGCACTGGAACAATGTAAGCTTATCTTCTACGCTGGCGGTCTGGCAGTATTCTTTTATGCGTTTGGCTTCATCCTCCGTAATTCCATAATCACTATAGTTCTTGTCCCTGGTCCTCATAGCCCTCCTTCCTACACATTAACCCTTTCCCTTATTGAACGAAGAGTACGCGGGTTAGACTGTGCATAATAACGTGCCGTAACTCCTGGGTCAGCATGTCCCATAATTTCCTGTATGGTCCCAATATCAACTCCTCTGTTTTTTAGATTCATCCCCAGCGTCTTTCGTGACTTATGCGGATATACCCGACATGTTAAGCCGGCTCTTTTCCTTATGGTTTTCAATATCGCCCGAAATCCACAAGTAGTCATTTTTCCATACGGTTTTCTGGAGCGCGGGAACATATATAGGCAATCATCTTTCCTGCTGTCCAAATACAGGCCATAATAATGCCGCGCATCATCATCCAGATAGATAGTCCGATATCTTCCGCTTTTCTCTCCCTGAATCCAAATATCGCCGGTTCCCATGTCTATCTGGTTCAGAGTTATTTCCGCAATCTCCCCTATCCTGGCCCCCGTACTGCGCAACACCTCCAGCAATGCCCTCTCTCGGATATTTTTGCACGCATCCCTTAACCTTGCTGATTCTTCTGGACTGTAGTAATCAATCGGTTTAATTGGTACTTTCTTTGCTGGTATAGACTCTACCGGATTATCTGCAATAAGCTTTTCAAGGCGCATCCATGTAAAGAATGCCGACAGAAAACGGCGCTCGTTATTATAGGTACTGGGCTGATTTTTCTTTCCTCCACTGGACACATTTCTGATTTCATACCGCGATAAATACCAATCAATATCAGTGGTGTCCATCTGGTCCAGTGATTTTGTGCTTATCTCTGTCAGCAATCTTCGTATGGAATTAAGATAGTTTTCTTTGGTTCCTCGTGCCAAATCACGCTTTTTTATCAAGAATAACTGTATTATGTACTGATTACTCTGGCTTATATCATCCTTTCTTTCTGCTGGAAGTGTAGTTATTTCCTCCATATTCACCCTTACTAATTCCTGCTGCATTACATTTTGAAGAATGGTAAGAGTCTGCTGCTCCATGATATATAAGGACATTGCTACCAGTACATTGTTGATTATTTCAGCTTTTATTGTCTGTGTACTCATAATTATATCCTCCTCATTCGTATTGATTTTCACGTCTGAGTAAGGTATAATATACTCAGACGTATTTACGGGAGCGGTGGAATCATCTTGGCGGGTGACCACCGCTCAGTTTTTATTCTGTGCATATAATTTTTCCTCAATTTGTTTTTTCTTATGTTTAGAAAATATCAGTTTTGTGGCTTAAACTTAAATGCATGACCTATTCCGATTCCATATCTTCCGAATACCAATGCTTTTCCATATTCTGCATTCCATATTTCTATGTATTTCTTTGGATTTGTATGTTCGGCTTTGGTAATCCATATAAAAGCAAACTTCCAAACCCACAAAATATAAAAATCTCTCCATTTTACTTTAAAAATAAAAGGATGTTTCCTATCAATCATAACGTTCCTCCGGTTATCCCAGAAATTCTAATCTAGTAACGGAAGCATAGGCGGCATCTGGCCGGTTTGGTATGCCTCTGCAATCTGCGGTGCCATCCACTCCCCGGCCGTCTGGCCATCCGGTAGCACGATGTCATACAAAAATTCTCGTTCCACTGTGCTAATTCCAGCTTCCACTGCCTCCAGTTTCGCTTTGATAATTAGATACAATGCCCGCCACCGGCTCCGGCAGGCTTGCTCCCAAGCGGTATGCGCCGCCGCCTCTGTCCGGCGTTGCCCACGGCCGGGCGTGTACCAGTATTCCCGCGCTGATTTGTCCGGCAGAGGAAGAAGAAACTTAATTTGGCGGCCGGACATTGAAAAGCCTATTACCGCCAAGTTATCCTTGTATCCGCTTACGAACTGACTAGCTCCATACTTCTGTACTAATTCCTCTATATCTGCCTTGGTTCGTGCAACCGAAATAGAAGTTTTTTCCGCATATGCCATTTTCACACCTTCTTTCTTAGATTTCCTAATCTTGTTGATATACAATTCTTCCAACACCTTCACGCTTTTTATAACAAAATTTCGTTCCCTCCACCTGCGCATAGCTGTGTGGAATCGGCTGCTTAATATGCTTTTGATTTCTTTCACAGCGCAGATAACCACAATTCTGTTTCGTGCAGTATGTAATATCCTCCGTCATACTCATCCTCCCAGAAATTTACGTTAATGCCCACAGTACTACCATGCAAAAAATCCACAGTACTTTTATTGCAGATAGCAACGTTTTACTATTGATGGATATAGTTAATCCCCATGTGAACATCATCGCGGCTAATGCTAATGACTGGGGAGTTGTAATATATTCTTTAATCACTTTTTATCCTCCAAATTTCATTTTGCAATTATGCTGCTTTTTTCTTATACCAGCCTCTCCATTTCTCTGCCATATTGCACAGAAGCCCGCAGCCCCAACTGGTTCCCGGAATGAGTTTACTTTTTCCATTCCTCTCCGTCTGGATGCTTCGGAGGATATGCCCAATAGCAGAATACCGTATTGGCCGATGCGGGATATATCCCACATTGAAATCCTCTTAAAACACTCCAATGTCCCATAACCACATCATTAAGACTATTGTGTCGAATTGCCAATAATACATATCCTGAATTTTTAGGCAGTTCTGACATCGGATGAAATTCAATTTCTTGTCTTATCATGTCTTTAACCTTTCAAAATATTAAGTTGGCGGCGGCCGGAGTCGAACCGGCACCCTCTTACTTTCCACCATGGTCTGTCCGGGGAGTTGAACCCCGCCCTGTGTACCACACACCGCCACTAAATGTCGTATTCCGTATTAAATACTTTAAAGCAATCACTCATCTTTATAGTTGCATTAGTTTTATAAAAATCTTTTGAAATATCACAACTCTGAATTTCATAAATTTTTCCCATAAAAAGTACTTTGTCTTGAAAACACAGAGGAATCACCCCATATTTTTTTAGGATTTTATGTGCAATTTTTAATAATAATTTCCGCAATTTTATCACTCTTTCCATGTTTTATTAAAATTTTCAATTTTCATAAATTTAGCCTTGACTTTTTATTTGCAGGCTTTGTTCCGTTTACGATACTATTTTTAAGCGTTCCTCCGGCACATCTATGTACTCACCATTGTCCAGCACCACGCCGACAATCCCATCATAGCTTCCAATGACCTGGCCGCAAAGATTTTTCCGCCATGCTCCGCTGGTCCAAATCTGTACTCGTATAGCCTGGTTTGTATCTGTCAACATTACTTTTCTCATTGTGCACCCTCTTTTAAACGTTCCTTCAATGCTGATACTTCCTGGCATTTTTCAAGATAGAACCTGTCTACCTCTTTAAGTCTCTCTGGATCTGGACAGATATCTTCATACTTTTTGAGCCGCCAATATATTGTCATAGCCTGCTCTTTTACCGCCCTACTGTCAATGATGACTGCCCGTCTCATTCCACCCTCTATTGGCTCGTCTGGTACTGTTAATCTTTCCATAATTTCCTCCTCACTTTAAACTCCACCATGATTTCTGGTTCTTTCCGTACCCAGTTGCATATATTTTTACATCCATCTTAGCCTTGGCTTTCATGAGCTCGGACCGTTTAATCCCATCATCATCCGCCCGCTGCATAAGCTCAACTGCACTTACCTGGCCACCTTTCAGAACTTCACGTAGGAATGATTCTGCCCGGTCATATTCTGTCTGTCCAAGTCCGTCCACAGCATCCTTAATCCTGGCTGTCTGTACTGTATTGGCCTGGAGCTTATTGTATATGGCCTGCTGTGTCTCCATCATCTCTGATACTTGGGTCTTAATGGATTGGAGCTCCTTAAAAATGTTTTCTAGTATCTTCACCTCTCCTCCTGATGTGACCTGGGTCTTTGCAATTCTTTCCGGTTCTATCTCCAACTTTTCACATATCAGGTCTCTGACTGGCTCTGGTACCATACTGTTTTTCGCAGGCTGCATATATAATTTCTAGAGCGTCCTATGGAATATCCAAACTTCTCCATGGTCATTCCCTTATCCTGTATCATCAAAATAAGCTTGTCTACGTCAATCTCCACTCTGTTCAATTCCAACATTTCCCCCTTCATGCGCCGTCAGCAGCATCCTATATGCTTCCAGTGCCATCATATGTTTTGTATAGTTATATGGGTTTTTCTCTATCCGTTCCGGTCCCATCATGTCTATCTCCTCCTTCTCAAATTTAATCATGCTCCGAAGAATGGACCCGTCGTAAGTTTCCACAGGTTTAGGTTTCTTTGGCGGATACATCACCGTGTATTCTGCTTTCAACCGGTCAAGTTCAACAAACATAAGTGTCTGCTGGTCGCTTTTAAAACTCACATAACAATACCCGTCATATTTGGCCTTGTAAGTATTCCCTGCGGCCTGGAACTCAATTGGGACTATCTGATTTGCAGTGGTAAAGGCTTCTTCCTTGTGCAACTTCTTTAGGTATTCCTTAACTATTTGTGACCGTTTCCAGCCATAGGCACCATCGACTGTTTCCTTGCTTTTTAGGGAATATACAGGCACTCCTCCGATTGTCTCCAGGGTTCCATAGTCCTTGGCTTTCTCAGGTTCTTCTGGCCTATGTAACGAGCTGTTACACTCCCACTCACAATTTCCATGCTTGACACACTCCCAACAACATTTACAGCCGCAATCCTCACCCGTACCAGGGGTAAGTTTATATGCCTCCTCCAGGGTACATTTAAATTCTGGCCTGTGAATACACTTCCCGGACTTCTCTGGTAAGCTGCCGGCCTCTCCGCTCTTTTCTGCATCTTGCGTTACTGCTGACTGCGGTTCTGTTATCAGCTCTTTCTGTTGCGATATCGCAACGGGTTGTTCCCGCTCCGGTTGTGCTGGCTCTGGCAAGAGGTCCTCCGCGGATATCGTATAGGTCTGCTTCTCTGGCTGACTGGATTGCATCTCTGCCCTGGCCTGAACCGATGCGGCCACATCTTTCGGATCCACGCCGGGGAAATCCGTCAGTTCAATCTGGCCAGGCATCTCAATATACGGTATCTCTTTGGGCTTTCTCATTTCCCTGATTTGTACCACAGTCATATCAGGGGTGACCTGTTCAAGCTGCTCCGCATCCAGGCTTAACATTTCCTGGAGCTGAGACTTGTTAAAATCCTTGTATTTTTCGTCCAGGATTGGGCTATTCCCATCCACGGAAAACTTGTCATTACGTGACATATACCGGGATGTTGTCGAAGTGCTGAATCCAAACCGGTCCTTTGCATATTCATATACATCTTTAAATCCGGCCTCTTGATATAGCTCTTTTGTATAAACGCATTTGAGGTAATAGCCTATTGCAATAACACTCCTGGCCGCTGACTTAAGATTAGCACGTATGTAAATTTCTGCATCTTCCAGGCTGACTCCCTCATACCATTTCCGTGCTGATGTTGATTGTGTCGGTTCTGTCTCCTGCGTGCTGGTTGTTAATTCTTCCATGGCTCCTCCTTCCCTTTGGTTTCATATATTTCTAACCAGTTACATGCGGCCCTGGTTTCTTGTCTATTATCAGAATGTAGTCCCGCATTTCAGTATCCTCCACGATATAATCATCCCCCATCTTATACAGGCGCATGTTATCAAGCTGCTCATTGTTCATCTTGCACCAGAGGAAGCTTACACGGAGTATTGCCCTCATATACGCCCTCCGGGCAAGGACTTCGTCCCTGTTCATAGGGATGGCGTGGTATCCATCTTTCCCAGTATTAACCCTGTATCTTGCCAGTATCGCAGCCTCCTGCTCCTGTATCTCCATCCTTATCACCGCCTAACGTAAGACCATTGGCAGCCTCACCTATGCGCTGCCCTAACCGTCCACCGCATTCCTTTATTCCTGCAGGTATCACCTCTCCCTGCCGTATCCTCTCCAATTTTGGCTTGTACGAATCCCGGAAAAATGCCCGTTCCGCCATGATATTCTCACTCTGGCACAGATTCTGCCACCCCATATTCCTCACCACGCTCCTGCATGGCTCCGGAAGGCTATTCAGTGCCTGCGACTCACGCATGTACCCATAAGTTCGTATGGCCCTTAGCACCATTCCCCAGGCATCGTCCATGCTCAGTACCTCTGTCTCCCCTGCACACAACCTGCGGATGTCTGATATGGTTGGGGGATACGGACTGCTTGCCATATGCTGTTGTACTGCCAGGCTGGCCTGCCGGTATGGCAAATCCCGGAGCATCCCATACCAGACATCAAATGCATCCGCATCTGGTATGAAGGCAGGTTGTGCATATACCGCCTTTAATCCTTTCACTATCGTTTTAAATTCTTCTCGTTCCATCCTCTTCTCCTACCAGTTATCTACATCACTTACCCTGTTTTGTATTCTCTCCTGGGATGTCTGGCTTTTCTGGACATGGGGACTATCCTGGGCCTTTGACAGCCAGTTGTTGATGAATCGGCGTATCCCCTTGACAGTCTTGCGTCTCGTCGGATTGCTGTCAAGCCATCCCTTCATCTTCCTCAGCTCCTGCATGATGTCCACTGCTGGATACAGTTCCACCCATTCCGCAAAGTCCTTGTCATAGACAGGGTATTCAGTCTTATCATTCAGTGTAAGGGAAATAACCTGCAGCGCATCAGACGGTTTATCCGGCTGTGTGCATGATATATTTCCTTTACTTTCCTTTTCTTTACTTTTCTTTACTTTACTTTCCTTTAGAGATTCTTCCTGAGATTTATCCGGGTTTTTCCTGGAATTACTATCGTTTTTCCTGGAAAAATTTAAAGATGGGTTCACTTTAATAAAGGATTCCGTCTCCGCTTCATCCAAAAGCCAGAAACCCTTTATTTCAATGGGGTTCTTTTTGGCCCGTTCCTTTACGGCCAATTGGAACCTTTTCTGTATCCCGGCAGAGGTCAAGATAGTGTCCGACTGAAAAAGTGTGTCATTAAACAGTGACCGTTCCAATAAGAATTTCAAGACCTGCTTCACCTTATCCGGGCTCATGCCTAAATCATCTGACGTGATAAACAACGCATCATCATCAAACTTGATATAATAGCCTGCCCGGTAAATCTCACAAAGAAGGTATAAGTATACTGTTATTCCATCCGCCCCATACCGGGCCTTTAATATCTTAACCTTCTTATCCGCAAAAAAATTAACATCTAAAGGAAAGTAGTCAATACCCGCTTTCTGGGGCCTGGGCATCTGCCAATCACCTACTTCCTTTCGACCTCCCGGCCGGCTTCCCATTCCCGGAAAATCTGTATCCAGTCCTCCAGTCGCATGGTTGCCAGCCACTCCGAGCGGTCCCTACGGTGGAACACTACTGGAAGCTCACCTTCCCGCGCATCCCTTACTGACTGCTCCATGGCATCCAGGATATTGAGCCGTTCCACCCGTTTACATTCAATATGCATCCCTGGAAGCCCTACCACATCCGCGGAGCCGTCTGCCCCACAGAACTGCTGCCCTCTACGGCAGGCATATCCATACCCTTTTAATATCCCGGCCAGCTCCCGCTCACCGCGTTTGCCTTTTTCCCTCTGTGATTTTCCCATAACCGCTCCTTTGAAGGACGGGGCGGCGGTCAGAAAGCAATGGTTTGCCGCCCCGTTGACACCTCCGGCATTTAATACCGTGACATATTATAATGGCCTGGAGGATAAAACATTGATTTATCCGATGATTGTGATTCGCTTGCTGATTGCCTCAGGCATTTCCATGATGGCATCTGCAAAGTATTTCTTGATGTTGGATACCGCCTCATTCTTCCAGATGCCGTTTTCAGCCTCTACTATCATAAAGGCCGGTTCATCCTTATCACCAATCCGGAATACAAACTTGCTGGCAGGCTGCGCCACCTCCTGGAAGGTGCGGTAAGGTATCAGAGTCACTGGATTGGGTACAATCACATCCGCCTTGGCTGCCACTCCAACGGTCATGGTCGCAACCTGGGACACTCCGTCATCCGAATAGGACTGTTTATTCTTCCGCTCCACGTTCCCGGCCACTTTCATGATTAACTCCAGGTCAGGGTTAGGTTCAAAGTTGGCCTGTATCTCAATCATGAATTTCTCTTGGTCGTACCAATGACCAAACTGGAACTCGGAAGTCACCGCACCCACCTCAATCAGGCACTCCCTGTTACGCTCTGCATCCAGGGCAGACATCAATCGCACCCGCTTTGGTCCCATGATATGTATAATCATATTCCTGCCCTCCGGGAACTCCTGGCTGCAGCTGCCGATATAGTCCACCATGGATGTCAGGCTGTGGGTCTCAATCGCATCTGCTTTCTCAGACTTGTCATAACGCCTCAGGTCCCTGTTTGCATAGGTCTTACCACAGATTTCAATAACCTCTGTCTTTTCATTTTCAATTGCCAAACCTGCTACGTACTGTAATGCTTCTCTAATCATTATTCTATCTCCTTTTCTTTTTATTGGTTAGCCGCTGCCCTTAAATCAATCGGGGCTTTGCGGGGTTCCTCGTAAATTTCTCCCGTTTCCGGGTCAAATGTCTGCGTCGGCTGCCGCACTTCTGTATAGGCCGCTGCTGGGGTAGCTGCAATAGACGTAACCTGTGAACGGTCATTGCCATACTCAGACATTTCAATACGACCTGTCTTGGCATCCTGTCCGATAAGAAATACTGTTTCGCCTTTCTGGAAACCTGCTAATCGGGTCTTAACATCTCCTTTTCCAGCTATTGCTCCAGACTTACTTGGTTTGAATGTAATCGTAATTGTCATTACCCTGGCTGCTTCCGGGTCTTTATTGGGATTCATGATATCCTGCCCAATCTCAATCAGCCCCATTTTGAACTGTTCATTCAGAGCACCATTTTCTATACTTTCAAATGTAATCACTTAATTACCTCCTTCCTCAGATTGTGTTATTATGAAAAGAAGCTGTCTGCAACACCATTCCTCTGCTCAGGTTGACCAGCCTGCCCCATGGTTTCCTGGCCCTGTAGTTCAACCTCCGGTTCCGGACTCACTGCCGGCTGCTCCGCGGCTATATTGTCCATATCAGTCTCCACATAATCCTTGGTTCCATCATCGTGGATGACAGCCATATCCGCATCTATGGCCTGTACCAGGTCAATGCTCATAATGCCCCATTTACTGATGAGCTGCCGGAGCATCGTCTTGTATGCCATACCATCAAAATCCTTTGCCCAGAATGTCCACTGTGTCCCTTTTTCCAGGTCCTTCTTGTATCCTGGGCTATATTTCTTGGCATGGGCTATCATTTTGCTCCTGCTCCAATACATAGCCTTGCGGAACCCGTTTACATACTCAAACATGGCATAGTATCCAATCGTAGTGGCCTGTTCACGAAGTACTTCATCCTCAATCAATCTGACCTCTATTTCCTCATTCAGTGGGTCAAATCGAACCAGTTCCCCCTCCTTGATTGCAAGAACATTAAGTTTTTTATACTGTCCACTCCGGATAGCCAGCTGGATATACCCTTTATAGCCAAGCTGGAACTGTGCTTCCTTGGCTCCCTTGCTTCTGTTGTCATATGGAACCATGTAAAACTGTCCTAACTGTGGACTGGGTGAAAGATTAAGGGATTCGCCTAATAGTGCTGCACTCAATATACTGGGGTTTGTGCACTCCTGCAGTGCGGGGGTGGCCTGAACCGCAGATACAATACTGGAAATAAACCTTGCTCCATTTTTTCCACCGATTATACCGTTAATCTGATTCTTAACTGCATCCTGCGCAAGGTATGCAGTCAATCCCTGTTTCTGGGTCCTGCTTGTTAAACTGTTTCCTACTGCCATTGTCTTATCCTCCTCTTACTGCTTCGGTACCGGCTCAAACCGGATACCGTTGGTTTTTAAAAAGTGCTTAAGTGCTGCCGCCTGTCCTGTTGTCACATACACCCGGAAATCAATGATATTCACTGGATTCTCCACGGTCTCCATCCTGGGCTGCTGGACATCGGACTTGATATCAAGTTTTGTGTCTGGTATCGGTTTTTCAGCCTCGCGCTTTCCTGCATTGATTACTTCCTGGGCCTCTGCCTTTATCCTGGCATCGCGCTCTGCTTTCTTTCTGGCCTGTTCCGCTTCATATTCCTTTCGTTTCTGTTCTGCCGCTTCCAGACGGTTCCGCTCTGCCATTGCGGCGCCAATATCATAATTCCGAAGGAAAACCTCCTTCATGTCCCCAGCGTATGGGCTGTCCACCTCATTCAGTATAGCCAGGCCCTCGTCAACCCGCTGGATAAGAGCGGTTATTTCCTCTTTGATGGACTTCATGGTGGTGGAAGTCAGGGCATATTCTGGTTTCATTACACGTTCAAAGGGTAGATATTTTTCGATATCATGGATATTTGCGTCATAAAAGTCCCGGACCTTGGCCGTCTTTTCCTCGCGCTGGCGACGCTCATAATCTTTAATCTGGCCATCTATATTATCAATGGCTTTCCGAACAATACCCTCAATGTCCTTTACTTCTCTCCCGAACTGTTCATCTGGCGCCAGGAGCTTCTTCCTGACTTTCGTCCGGGTTCCAGTCAAGGCTTCTATAAATTTATTAAGCTTGGCCTTATCTGCCTTAGCCTGCTTGATGGTTTCATCCGTGTACACAGACGCAGCATACTCATCCGCGGCAGTTGAAACTTCCGCCTTAAGTTCCTCATAGTTCCATTCGATTTTCTGGACAAACCCATCTTCCTGCGGGTTGTAAATTTTCAGTTCCATCCCTCACCTATATCGTCGGGAGAATCAGATCCGGCCTGCGTCCCGTGACCACACAGTCCCAGAACCGCCTTTCGGCCTCAACCAGATACTTGATGTCCTCCTCAACGTCCTTTCGCTCTATAAAATAATGTTTGGTTGTAATCCGCAGCTCCCCGCCCCATTCGCTTTTGAGCTGGGCTTTAAGGACTGCAAAATCATATTCCGTCACGGCCAGGTAATGCAGCACCTGACAGAAATAGTTATCCGGTATCCGGTCACGCCACTTCTCACGCTGCATACTTTGCAGAATATTGGTGGTCTTTATTTCCAGGATTCCGCGGCGACCATTCTTGTCCACAAGCTCGCCATCCAGGGAGGCGTGCATCCACGGATAAGCTGTATTTGTAAACATGTTATCCTCGTCATAGGTCACTCGGTATTGTGGATAATCCATGGCGAATAAGGCTCTCAGATGTTTTTCCGCTTCGGTACCATACCTGACGTATTCCCGGTCCGATATATCCTCCGGAATAACCAAGCCACGTTTCTCTTCCCAAAGCTGCACATTGTCTTTGTAAGGGTTCATCCCCACGCAAGCACTGGCATCAGAGCCGCCGATATGTCCCTTACGTCCTTCCAGCCATTCCTCCCGGCTTTTAAATATGCGCTTGCTTACTGACATCTTGTTCACCTTCCAATCTCATTAACTTCCCGCAGTTTGGACACGGCGTAATCTCGCCCAGCAGGGACCAATGCCGCAGGCCACAACTGCATACCAATGTAAAAAATGGTGCTGTAATCTTTACATGGCTGCTTGGGTAATACTCAGGCCGGGCCATCATTGCACCATATCATTCAGCTGGTCCGCCACTTCCTGAACGAGAGCCTGATCTTCTTGTACGTTTTTTCCAATCTCATGTTTTAAAAGGCTCTGTATTCCATTTATAACATCCTCATTAATCCCAGCATCCCTTAAATCAACATGTGCATAGGAATCGGGTGACACCAAAATGATATTGATTTTACTACCCTCCAATATGCTCATGGCCTTTAAATGGGTCCCTAATTCACTTAATGTAGCTGTTGTGTTATTCAATACATTGACTAATTCATTTTTACTTAATTCTTTCTTCATCTTGTAATCCTCCGATATCTCCCTTATAATAAGGGTGTGTTGTTTTTTAGTTATTGGACCTCTTCGCGGTTGCCGCCGCTGGGGTCCTTTTTTCTCCTTCGGAGCTCAAATAGATATTCCATCAGTTCTGCCACTTCCGTTGCTGTGTACAATGCATCCGGATCATATTTAGCGCACTCGCTTATATATCCGGTGACTCTTGGGAATGCCGCTTCAAAGTCTTGGCACCCAGATTCCTTTATGCAATCCAACGCTGTCAGCTTCTTGACCATCTTTTTTCTCAATCATTTCACCTCCCCTCAAATTACACCCATGGCCAGCGCCATGACCACGATAGATACCATCCACATCCCCAGCAGCCAGATGACCGTCGGTACAATCCACTTAGCTGCCCTCATGATTGGGCCGTCCCGGCGCCTCCTGCGCCGTCGGAAGGTCACCATACGCCTGTGCCCCATGATATTGGTCATCACCGCAGTTGCCGGTCCCACAAAATCCACACGCCAGCCGGGACACTGGACTGCTGCTTTGGCGCGGATGGCTAACTCAGTTACTTTTGTCATTGGCTTGTCCCTCCCTCCTGTGGCATTTCTAACCCTGTCCGCTCAAAAAAGTACTTCCTTGGTACCATGCCGGGACGAGTTAAAAACCCTTTTTCCTCAAGTTCTTCATTTAGTCGGCCGATGACCTTGTATGCATGACTTTTGGAATATGCCAGGATTTTGGCAACATCATCAACTGACATCATCGGATTTGCCATGGATTCTATCCTCCTTCTTTCCATATTTTGTTCATCCCCCTCCTATTGACAGGGGTACATAGTAGAGTTACAATTACACTACGAGTCATAAGAACATATGTTCTCTCGCTTGCCAAATATGCTCATACATTGGCAAAATACCTCAATGATGTACATTTTCATTTATAACGTCCTTTTTCGGGCAACCTTTTAAAAGATTTTCGATAGGAACACCGAAATAGTCAGCAACTTTTTGAACTCTCCAGATACCTGGCTCATTGTCATTCCACTTACATATACTACTTCGTGGAAACTTGAGAACTCGTTCTAACTGTGAAATTGAAATACCACTAGTTTCACAAAGGACTTTTATGTTACTGTATAGCACTATATCACCTCCTTATTTTATTGCGCAAAATTTTGAGTTTTCCATTGACATTCTGCGTAAAATATTCTACAATTAGAAGTACCACCAACTAATATAGAATATATGCAATATACGGCATATCGCAAAATCTTGCGCAGCTCATACTCTTATTATACACAAGATTTTACGTATGTCAAGGATTAATTGCGCAAAATTTTGAGGTATGATTATGGGACTGTACGAAAACATACGAGATATAGCCAAGTCAAAAGGATATTCCGTTAATAAACTAGAACAAGAGTTAGGTTTTGCACGAAGTTCAATCAATAAATTTAATAAAAATATGCCTAGCGCTGAGAAATTGCAACAGATTGCGGACTTGTTAGGAGTTACTGTTGATTTTCTTATGACCGGAAAAGAAGAGACTGACGAAAAAAGGAATTCTTATGGCAACCTTAAGGGTATTTACCTATCCTATGCCAAAGAAGCACAGGATAATGGTATAGACCCAGATGATATCAGGCTTGCCCTAGATACCATAATGCGCTTACGAAAAGGGAAATAGAAATGTATGAGATTTTTGTCCAGTTACTTGACAGAACAGGAAAAAAAGCTTCAGATGTAGCAAAAGCCACTGGAATACCATCATCGACTTTTCTGACTGGAAAAAGGGGAAAAGCTCGCCCAAAGCCGAAAAATTACAAAAAATAGCAGACTACTTTGGAGTATCTGTAGACTATTTAATGACAGGAAAAGAGGAGCCAGACAAAAAAAAGAATCCTTATAGTGACCTAAAGGGTATATACCTATCTTACGCCAAGGAAGCCCAAGACAGCGGAATTGACCCTGATGATATACGCATTGCAATAGATACTATTAAACGGCTAAGAGGTGGAAAATAGTTGAACCAGAATTACAAATTAGAGCTATATCGTGATATCATACGTATAAAGCGTTTCATGGGATTTAGAGATTTTCAATATGGAATAAATCTTGTGAAGGAATTTGAAAGCTTTGGAATACAAACAGCAGTCATTCCATTCAAGACCCGTGGATTACGTGGTATGGCTGCCGTAGGCGAGAAGCCGGAACCTGATGTCATACTTTTAAATAGCGCCCGGTCTCCGAATGAACAGAATTTTGATTGTGGCCATGAAACAGTGCATTTAGCCTTACATAGGCACACCGGCCGGACTACTTTTAATTGCTACAACAGGCCTACCCCCAATCAGGACCCCTTTTTAGAATGGCAAGCAAATGAAGGGGCAGCAGAATTTTTTATGCCGTATCGCATTTTTATTCCTATGCTTCGTGATGCAGTTGGATGGAAGCCCACGAACGTTGATATAGATTCGTTTATCAAGAAGGCTTGTGATACCTTCATAGTTCCTGAAATGGCAGTACGATACCGATTGGAAAATTTATCATATGAAATCTTACAATTTTATTCTGGAACGGAATTAGTCGACATAAACATCTTATCCAAAAAGCAACAAGAGCGTAATGGATTGCATCTGATGTCACTAAACACTATCCCAGATGGAGCCGCATTTGACATTTATGAGTATATAAATGAAAAAAGCCACCCCTGTTGGCGCAGGAATGACTTTTGACATAACTCTCTTACCGGACTGCTCCGGAAGATATATTTTGCTTCGCAACCAAATTATATCATTCCTGGAGCGTCCTGGCAAGGGGTAGGTTTTTATACCCAGAATACAGGAGGTGGAATGATATAATGCCGTCATATTACGATGAAAAACAAAAAACCTATTACTGCAAATTCTACTACAAAGACTGGACAGGCCAGCGCCGCCAGAAGTTGAAACGAGGCTTTACCAAAAAGGGGGATGCCAAGGATTGGGAGAGGGACTTTCTGTCAAAACACGCTGGGAGTCCAGATATGACCTTCCAGGCGCTCTATGACCTCTATACAGAGGACATAAAGCACAGGCTTAAGCAGTCTACCATTCGTAACAAAAAGGGGCCCTGTGAGCGTCACATAGTCCCCTACTTTAAAGATAAGCCCCTCAATGAAATTACCCCCGCTGATATACGGCAATGGCAGGCTAAAATACTATCCAGCACCTTAAAAGACACTTACCAGCGCCAGATATATAACCAGCTCAATGCTGTATTAAACTTTGCCGTACGGTACTACGGACTCCCGCGGAACCCGTGCGGTATCGCTGGCCCTATAGGAAAGGCCAGGGCCAGCAGAATGGACTTCTGGACGCTGGACGAGTTTAACCTGTTTATTGGCCAAATTAAAAATCCCCATCTCTATGCCGCATTCATGACCTTATACTATACAGGTATGCGTTGTGGCGAAATGTTTGCCCTAAATCTTGAGGACGTGGAGCTGAATGCTGGGATTATCCATATATCCAAAACATATCACCGAGTTAACCGTCAGGATGTAATCACTACACCTAAAACAGCTAACAGTGTGCGTGATATTACCATACCGCCGTTCCTGGTAGATTGCTTGTCAGACTATGCTGGACGTATTTATGGGATAGAAACAGGGGAACGGCTTTTCAAGACCACTCAGAGCAAACTAATCACAGCCATGAAAAAATACAGCAGCGCAGCAGGAATAAGGCGCATTCGCATACACGATTTGCGCCATAGCCATGTTTCATTGCTCATTGATATGGGCTTCTCCCCACTCTTAATTGCGGAACGGATTGGAGATACTGTTGATATGGTCAATAATATTTATGGCCACCTCTATCCCAATCGGCGTAATGAGGTTGCCGATAAATTACAGCAATTAGTATCAAAGTAGTATCATCCATGCTTATAAAAAGCCTGATTATGCCGTATTTATTGGTATGTCAGGCTTTTTTCCCATAATCGTTCGACAAGAAAAATGCTTTCGCAAATACAGTCCGCCATTTTCATCACCATGGACAGGCGTACGCTTTGGAGCATAACCGGATCCCGGCTGCCCACTCCGCCTACGATTCCGGTTATGGCTATGTCGCCCACGGCCTGCAGTTCCTTGGACACTCCCAGTCCCGGCTGAAGCGCTCCCCGCCCCAGGGTCGCGTATCCCACATGGTCCAGGCTTCCCACCGAAGCATCAATGGCAACCACCACATAGTCAGGATAGTGAAGCCGTATATACCTGGCGTACAAATCCAGATTCATGGCATGGACCGGCTTGTCAAGTGTCCCGATGACCGCGGCTCCCTTAAGCCGCCGGCTGCGGAGCATATGTCCCACCAGAGGGCCCAGGCTGTCTCCGGTAGACCGGTCTGTGCCGATACACAGGAACATGATTCCGTCCTTTCCCTTGGCTGCCATCTCCTCTCTGATAAGCCGGTCCAGGTGCATGGCAAAGCCCTCTGTCTCAAAACCTTCTGATGTATTATAATAAGATATGTCTTCCCGTTTTTGTACGTTAAATGTTTTCCATAATTTCATAGCTAAGTTGTCCACCCAAACATGTTATAATCATCGCCCGGCTTAAGTGGGCTGTTTTTATAGTATAGGCTTGGGTATTTGAAATTATGCATGAAAAAAGGACACACGGATTGACAGTATCCGCATGTCCCTGTCTGCCTGTCAGCCATATCATGGCCGGGCCAGAACCTTTGGGGCGGTTCCGGCCGGTCAGTTTTTTATTATATACTGCTTATGTCTTCAGTCTGTAGTATCCTCTTATTAAAACAGCTTCTCCTTATATACCCCTGATTGGATCAGCCCTCTGATGGCGTCCGCCACGGCCTGTTTATCTTCCCTGTAGGTAACTCCAAACCATTTATCCGGGGTATCAAGGACGGTCACTCTCGCCTTCTTATTCTGTACCAGATTGTCTATGATTTTAGGAAGAAGGTATTCTGATTTAATATCACCCTCTTTCAGATTGTCCAAAAATACCGGGAATCCCTTCTCCAGCTCCTGGACAAAGCTGGCCGGAAGCCCCCACATATTCATGGAAACCGGCTGGGACGGGCTGATGGTTACAGGTGCGCCGCTCTCATCCGTGGCATGGAGACCATCTTCCTTCATCTGGATATTATAAGTCTCTGTCACATTTGTCAGATAACCATTCTCATCTACCTGGCACACGCCTCTGGTCACTGTACCGTTATCGCTGAGGGTGTTGGACAGCACAAAACCTCCCATGCAGATATCATAGATCTCAGACTGTGAGTCCATATGCTCTGCCATGTAATCGTGAATCCTGCGGAATCCTTCCTGTCCGTAATAATCATCTGCATTAATCACAAGGAAAGGTCCGTCTACCATACCCTTCACAGAAAGGACTGCCTGGCCTGTACCCCATGGTTTGGTCCTCCCGGGCGTCACTTCATAACCGGCCGGAAGGTCCTCCAGTTCCTGGTATGCGTACTCCACCGGAAGGAGTTTCTCTATTCTGTGTCCTATGATTTCCTTAAAATCTTTTTCCAGATCTCTCCTGATAATGAATATTACCTTATTAAATCCCGCTTCCATGGCATCGTGGATTGAATAATCCATGATAATCTCGCCGTTGGGTCCCACAGGCTCCAGCTGCTTGATGCCGCCTCCAAAGCGGCTTCCGATACCGGCGGCCATGATTACCAATGCAGTATTTTTCATCCTTAGCTTCTCCTTTAATTTAAACTGGTTACACTATAGCACATTTGACTTTAAAAGGCAAAGGGAAAGAATGTCTCCTGCCGTGCCAGCTCAGTCAGAACACGCCTGCAGCGGCACACATCCTCATAGGGCACATACTCATTGGGCTTATGGGCCAGTTCCAGACTGCCGGGCCCATAAGACATGCAGTTGCAGTTGCCCAGGGTTCCTGCGATAACCGCCGTATCCGTATAGCCGTTAAAAGAACCGACAGGTGTGTCCTCTCCCGTCACACGGTCGCAGACAGACTTAAGGCTGGCCAGAAGCCGGGAACTGCTGTCCTTTTCCACATAAGGACGGTCACCCGTAATGAGGTAACTGCCCCTGACCCCTGCAATCTCAGCTTCTGCCGCCTTTACAGCTTCCTCTACTATATTCTTCGCTGCTGCTGTATCCATAGGCGGCACCAGTCGCATGTCAATCCATACCTTACAGGAATCCGGCACAACATAGGGACGGTATCCCCCTGTTATCTGCCCAAAGGTCACCGTAGACATTCCCAGATCCTCATGGGACGGACAGTTGCCGATGGCCTTCCGGATATGGCTGACTGCCTCTGCCATGGCGGCAATGGCGTCAGCGCCCTTCCATGGATTACTGGCATGGGCTGTGATTCCCTGTATGGTCAGTTCAAACCAGGTCCGTCCCTTATGGGCTACCTGAATCTGGCCGTCCGTTGGTTCCGTATCCAGTATCCAGTCTTCCCGGCCTACCCAGCCGTCGCGGATAGCGCTTTCCACTCCCCGCATAAAATCTTCCTCATCCACGGTTCCTATGAATACAAAGGGACGCGCCGGAAGCTCCCCTGTGCTTCCGGTCAATTCCACCATATCTGAAAATGCAGACATGGCGCAGGCCAGGCCTGACTTCATGTCACAGGCACCTCTTCCGTACAGACGGCCTTCCTTTACCACTGCTCCCAGGGCAGGAGTCTCTTCCTCCCATCCCTCCCCCAGCATCACCGTATCCATATGGCATATGTACACAAGGGCAGGCGCCGGAGCTTGTTCTCTTCCCGGTATGCGGGCCATAAGATTAAAACGGCCCGGCATCACTTCTCTTTGGACCAGTTCAATTTGGTTCTTAAGCGCTCCTGCCTTTTCCTCTATTTCTTTTGTAAACCATTCGTATATCCACTGTTCAATTTGGCCCTCATAGGCTCCCGGATCAGAACTGTCAATCTGTACCAGCTGTCCTGCCAGCTCCCAGGTCCTGCGGTCCCCCTCTTCTGCTGTCACGTTATCGCTCCTCCTGTCAATCATATAATCGGATACCAGGCGTCTGATCCTGCATCTGGTCCTGCGTCTGACACTGCATCTGACACTGCTTCCCATGCCGGTATCCCTGCCCCATTATACCCCCTTATCTATAAATCATCAACAATGGCAGCGCTTTTTGCATAAGCCGTGCTCTTTGCCTCAAAAAAGTCTGTTTTCACCATATTTGCATTGGAATACTGGTTCACCCATTTCATGGACTGCGGCTCCTCGTCATACCCCTCGTACAGGGTGCCGAAGCCCAGCCCGCTCCAGCGCAGGTTTCCCAGATACCGTATGTAGTCCGTAACCATTTCCCTGGTCAGACCCGGAACATCATCACCAATCACATAGCATCCCCACTGGATTTCCTGGGCCACGCCCTCCTCCAGCATGGACCTGAGCATATCTACCATCTTAGGCGTGAACAACTGCGGCTCCTCTTTCCTGAGTTCGGCAATCATGCTGCGGAATAACCATAAATGGGTATTCTCATCCCGGTTGATATACCGGATTTCCTGGACGCTTCCGGGCATCTTGCCTCCCCTTCCCATGTTATAAAAAAACATGAACCCGCTGTAAAAATAAATACCCTCCAGGATATAGTTGGCCATGATGACCCTGAGAAGGGTCACATCATCCTTCTTCTCCTGGAATTCATTATACAGATTTCCTATAAATGTATTGCGGCGCAGAAGGTGTTCATCCTCCTTCCACTGGTACAGTATTCTGTCCCGCTCCACCGGACTGCAGATGGAGTCCAGCATATAGCTGTAGCTCTGGCTGTGCACCGCCTCCTGAAATCCCTGTATGGTAAGGCACAGATTCACCTCATTGGCTGTGATATACTGGGCAATACAGGGCAGGTTTGCTGTCTGGATGGAATCTAAGAACACCAGAAAGCTCAGTATCTTATCATAGGCAGTCCGCTCCGCAGCCGTCAGGTTCTTATAATCCTTTAAGTCCGCGCTGAGGTTGATTTCCTCCGGAATCCAGAAATTATTCATGGCCTGGCGGTACCAGCTGCTGGCCCAGGTGTATTTCATATTATTAAAGTCGTTGAGATTGGTGGTATTTCCGCCTATCATCCTCCGGCTGTTCTTATCCGTATCGCCCTGAGGGTTAAACAGGGGCTTGGCTGACAATATACTCATATCAAAAATCCTTTCTTACATGCCTTTCCATACCTTTCAACAGCAGCTTAACTGGAACAGCTCTCGCACTCCTCCACCTCCAAAGACTTGCTGCGCACATAGTAGAGGGTTTTTACGCCGCTCTCCCAGGCCAGTATATAGAGGTTCAGCAGCTGCCGCATGGTATAATCGTTGGTAATGTACAGGTTCACGCTCTGGGCCTGGTCAATATGCCTCTGGCGCACGCCTGCGGCCCGCACCGTCCAGGTCTGGTCCATGGTGTATCCGCTTTTATACAGCCAGAAGGTCCTGGGTGTCAGATCCGGGGCCACCCTGGGAAGAATGGCGTTCTTTTTCTCTTCCAGATAAAACCGCTTCATCACAGGATCCAGGCCTGCCGTTGTACCGGAGAGTATGCTGGTGCTGCTGGTAGGCGCCACAGCCAGAAGATAGGCGTTGCGCATTCCGTGCTCTGCCACCTGTTCTGCCAGCTCTTTCCATTCCCTGCTCACAAGCCCCCGCTTCTCAAAGTATGCCCCTGTCTGCCATTCGCTTCCCTCAAAATACCGGTAGCATCCCTTCTCAGCCGCCAGATTGGCGCTGGCCCTGACAGCCGCGTAATGAATCCGCTCAAACACCAGGTCTGCAAAGGCCAGATGTTCCTCGCTCTCCCACCGTATACCGTGCTTTGCCAGCATATGATGGTAACCGCTGACTCCCAGACCGATTCCTCTGTAATTCTGATTGGTAATTCCGGCATAGGCCAGGGGATAAAAATTCAGGTCAATTACATTATCCAATGCCCTCACAGCACTGGCGGCAATATACTCCACTTCATCCGGATCATCCACATCAATCGCCCCCAGGCAGAGGCTGGCCAGATTACAGACAACAAAATCTCCCGGCCGTGTGGTCTGGACCACCGCGGTCTCCCCATTAACCTCCAGCACCTGAGTTGATACACTTTCTATGGGAGACATGTTTTGGGCAATCTCGGTGCACAGGTTGGAACAGTATATGATGCCCCGGTGGCTGTTGGGGTTGGCCCGGTTTACCGTATCCCGGTTAAAGATAAATGGTGTGCCTGTCTCCACCGCGGACTTGATAATCAGGCGTACCACATCTTTTAACAGCACAGTGCGCTTGGATATCCTGTCATCACCCACGCAGTCCAGATACCGTTCCTCCCACAGCTCCCCATAGCAGTCCTCCAGGCAGTATCCCTTAACGGTCCGGATCTCATGAGGGCACATCAGATGCCAGTCCTGGTCCAGATTCTCCGCAGCCATTCTCCAGAATAAATCAGGAAAACACACAGCCGGGAAAATGTCGTGGGCCTTCATACGGTCATCCCCGTTATTAGTACGAAGCTGAAGAAACTCCGGCAGATCCTTGTGCCAGGCGTCCAGATAAACCGCGGCAGCGCCCTGGCGCATCCCCAGCTGGTCCACTGCCACAGCCGTATCGTTCACCAGCTTAATCCAGCGGATCACGCCTCCTGCAGCCCCCTCAAATCCCCGAATCCTGCTTCCCGTTGCCCTGACCTTTCCGAAATACAAGCCCATGCCTCCGCCAAATTTACTGACCTGTGCAAAGTTGTCCACACTTCTGTAAATTCCTTCCAGGCTATCCGGCACAGTGTCAATAAAACAGCTGGAAAGCTGATGGTACGGTTTTCTGGCATTGGACAGGGTTGGGGTGGCCATGGTAACCTGCATACGGCTGAGCATATCATAAAACCGGCGCACCCATTGCATCCTGCAATCCTTACTTTCCTTCATGGCCAGGTGCAGGGAAATGCCCAGATACATTTCCTGGGGCGTCTCTAACGGATGATGGCTGTGGTCCTGGATCACATACCGCTTAAGCAGCAAATCCAGTCCCGCATAGGTAAAGAGCTTATTTCTCTCCTCATCAAGAAATCCTTCCGCCTCTATTATCTCCTCCCGGCTGTAATGCTTCAGGATATAATCACCATATAACCCCTGCTCCGTCAGATATGAAATCTTTTCATACAGTCCCTTAATTCCCAGCCCCTTAAGCTGTTCCTCCACCTCACAGGCAAAACCGCAGTACCGCAGCCTGGCCGCTGCAAATTCCCACAGGGGCGTTTCCTTGGAAGTCAGTTCCGCCGCGGATCGAATCAGGGCTTCCATTCCCTCAGCCGGCTCCATTCCCGGCTTGCGGAAGGAGCGGTATCTCTCAAGCAGACGTTCCAGTCCATATCCCTCCCCCTGAAAATCCCTTCCGATTTCTTCCAGACATTGTTCCAGCCCTTTATAGTCCAAATCTATCTCTATTTTCGTATCCGCCATGATGTCCTTTTGCTCTCCTTATCTCACCTTATCTCATTTTCTCCGGCTTCCTCTTACTTTTCTCCTGCCGGTTCCTGTCCTTATCTAATTCCTGACATCCATGCATACCAATTCTAGATGTCACGCCCACCATTATAAACCATATATATAGTGGTTACAAGCTGTTTTTGCACCACATATACCCCAAATACTGTATTCTCCTTTATTCACAACACTTTCCCGGCTACAGTTATATACTTGTGGCTGTTTCAACAAAAAATGTGATTGCACTTGTAGTAGTTTCATCCTATTATATGGTTGGAACAACAATGAATACGTGGCATTCATGCCGCAAAGGGGGTAAACTTCCCGCATATCCGTCATCCGGATCAGGTAAGGGAAGCAGGGATTATGAGCGATATCAAAAGTCCATTTTGGCGCACTGCCGCCGAATATGGCATCATTACAGTAAGCATCTGGATTATGGTGGTTGGAATCTACTTTTTCAAGTTCCCCAATCATTTTGCATTCGGAGGCGTCACAGGCTTTTCCACTGTAGTAAGCGAAATCAGCCGTTGGTCTGCCAGTGATTTCACATTTATTGTAAACACCTCACTGCTGGTTTTAGGGTTCATTTTCCTGGGTAAGGGTTTTGGAATAAAGACCGTTTATGCAAGTATGGTCATGTCCATCAGCCTGTCCCTGCTGGAACGTGTCTGTCCTTTAAGCAGACCTCTGACAACAGAGCCTTTGCTGGAGCTGCTGTTCGCCATCTTCCTGCCCGCAGTGGGCACAGCCATCCTCTTTAATCTGGGTGCTTCCAGCGGCGGTACAGATATCATCGCCATGATACTTAAGAAATATACCAGCCTTAACATAGGAACCGTTCTCATGCTGGTGGATGTGGCGGCCGTGGCCTCCTCATTCTTCATATTCGGGCCTGAGACAGGACTGTTCTCCACCATCGGCCTGGCGGCCAAATCCCTGGTCATTGACGATGTGATTGAGAATCTGAATCTGTGCAAATGCTTTAATATTATCTGCGACGACCCGGAGCCGATTTGCGACTATATCATCAACACGCTGCACCGCAGCGCCACGGTATACCATGCGCAGGGAGCCTTTACCCATCATGAAAAAACCGTAATCATGACCACCATGAAACGCAGCCAGGCATTAAAGCTGCGCAACTATATCCGCACCATTGAACCCACGGCCTTCATGCTGATATCCAACTCCAGCGAAATCATCGGAAAAGGATTTTTGGCCGGATAGGCTTGGGCACAATTTTCCTGGGGATCAGCGTTTTTTCCCATGTCTTATACAGCAATTAAAATCAAATCTAATATAAAACAGCGGCAGCGAAATCCGGTGAACACTCATCCGATTCGCTGCCGTATTTTTCATTCCGCCTGTTTCAGTCCGCGGTTTCCTCTTTCAAATCCCATCCCCACTTCCGATGGTACCCAGACGTTCCAGCAGTCCGAACATGTAATCCGTATACCGTTCCGCCACCTCAATCACCACTGCGTCCGGCTGAATCTCAAGGGCTGCCTCCCCGCAGTCCTCTGTCCGGTAATCCATCAGCGTCACATCCGGGTAGTTCCTGGCAAAGTACTCAGCCATGTGTACCCCGAAGGAGTCCCTGCAAATAAGGATTCTTTCTACCTTCCCCTCTGCGTCTGAGGAGTAGTGGGTGATGGTCTCATGTTCATTCTGGTAATCCATTTCAAAGGACACATCCTCCCTGTAGCCTGACACTTTAAGGAATGGGTCATCGTCATAATACTTCTGAAGATTCAGCATGGTTGCCAGGTCCCCGCTGAAGGTTCCTCTGTTTTCAATATCATAAGAGCGGTATGACTCAGGTCCGAACGGCTCCCCGTCTATGTCCTGTATCACCATCTGGGATGCCATAAATGCCCCCATATCATTCCAATGGGTATCATACTTCCTGTATATCTGGCACCAGTCATCCTTGGCCTTTCTGAACTCATCCAGGGGGTAGTACACATCACAGTCCGTATTCTCTTTCAGATATTCGTACAGCAAATCCGCCTTGGAATGTTCCTGAACCACCTTCACGGATGAGGGCATAAACTCGCTGTATACCTGCTCCTTATTGGGAACCATATAGAAAACCAGCTTTATCCCTCTGGAGGCCAGATTTTCCTCCGCCTGCTTAAGCAGCGCCCCAAACCGTTCCATCTCATCAGCACTGTAATGATTGGTTCCCTGGTAGTCCGCAATGCTGTCCTCCATTTCCCCTTTCAGCTTATAGAACATCCATCCGTCCTTTCCCATAAGCACGGCATCGGACGTAACTTCCCCAAACACATGAATGTCCGCCAGTTTTCCAAAGGCCACAATGGGATTCTTAAAGGCCAGATGGTCATTAAAGTAGGCATCATACTGCCCCGGATAGGATTTAAGGTCCGCTGCAGAAAGATTCCTGAAATTAAGAACCGGCTTTTCCTGGTAAACCCGGTTCTCGTAATTCTCCGTGTCCACATAATCCTTAAGAGGTATGAACAGGAGTCCGGGCAGTATCATCATCCCCAGGAACATACCTGCAAATATATATGCTTTTATGCGTTGTCTCACCTGCTGCCTCCTCTCTAAAACCGGAAATAGATAAACGGATTATAGGTGCTTCCCACAGCCATTACAATCGAGTATGCAAACAGCAGTATAAGTCCCAGGCTTTCAGACAGGTAAATGCTTCTGCCGTCCTGCATATGTTTCCTGAAACAGGGAACCAGGGCCTGAAACGGACCGCACAGCACAATCCCTATCACCATATAGACTATGGTCTTATGGCTCATGTACATGGCCGTATCATAAATCCCCGGGCGCAGAAGAAACATCTGCTTAAGCAGCATAAGTCCCCGGGTCAGCGAATCCGCCCGGAACATGGTCCATCCCACCACGGTTACAAAAAACATATAAATATAACTGACCGCCGCCGGCAGACACTCCAGCCGACGCTTTAAAAACAGCCGTTCCGCCACCTGCAGGCAGCCGTAATACATTCCCCACGCAATAAAGGACAGACCCGCGCCATGCCAGAATCCGGTACAGATAAACACGATCATCAGATTGCGGCAGGTGATAAGCGTCCCCTTCCTGCTTCCGCCAAGAGGAATGTAAAGGTAGTCCTTGAACCAGCTGGAGAGAGAAATATGCCACCTGCGCCAGAACTCTCCCACGGACCTGGACAGATATGGATAATTAAAGTTCTCCGTCAGCTCGAAGCCCAGCATTTTACCAAGGCCAACCGCCATATCGGAATAACCGGAAAAATCAAAATAAATCTGCAGTGTATACAGGATTCCCACATACCATCCCAAACCTCCGCTGATCTGGTCCATGGGATTGGCCAGAACCTTGTCCACCACGCTTCCGAACTGGTTGGCAAGTATAACCTTTTTTCCCAGTCCGTAGATAAAGCGCCTTGCTCCGCATGCAAACAGTTCCGGCGTCACATGGCGGCTTCTGATGCGGGCGCCCATACCCTGATAGCGCTCGATGGGTCCCTGTATCATCTTAGGAAAAAAGGACATGTAAAGTCCCAGATTCAGCAGGTTCCTCTCGGCCCCTGTGGTCCCCCGGTACACATCCGCCACATACGATATCATCTGAAATGTGTAAAATGAGATACCCACCGGCAGCAGCAGGTTCTTTGGTTCCGCCACGGTGCCCCCCGCCAGCTTATTGACCAGGCCGGCCAGGAAATCAAAGTATTTAAAATAACC